AAAGCGGTATGAATAAGAACTATCAGAAAAACAGCGTAATGTTTGAAAATGTTATCGTTAGTAGTAAAATTAACGGTGATGTGTATCGCGGTAATATTCTTGAAGAAAAAGATATCGATGGTAAGCCTTTCTGGGTTTTCTCTTCGGTAGAGAGACCTAATTCTCCACGTTTTCTTGCAAAGGAGTTTTTTACTGTTAAAAAAAGTAAGATTTGACTTTTATAGTGTAAGTGTTATAATGGATAGCCGTTTGGCTTTTAACTGAAAGGAAATATATGACTACTCAAAAAGACGTTCTTCGCAAGGCTTTTACTAAGGGTAAGACCTTGACCGCCAAGCAAATTGCTTCGCAATATCAGATTGCATCACCTAGCAAAGTTATCAGCCGCCTTCGCGATGAAGGTATGGATATTAGGAATACTAAGCATGTTAATTCCAAGGGTGATGTTACCTTCAAGTATGCACTTCAAGGTCTTCCAAGGATGAGTTCAGTGGGACTTAGTCGAGCAGCTTCTAAGAAGTCTAGCGTCTAACAAAAGGGACTTAGGTCCCTTTTTCATTTATTACAGGTATAAGCTTTAATATGATTAAAGGAATTACATTTGGATGTTTTGATCTATGTCATACCGGGCATATTCTTATGCTGGAAGAATGCAAGAGTCATTGCGATACACTCACGGTAGGGTTGCACGTAGATCCAAAACAAGAAAGAACGTATAAAAATACCCCTATACAATCTCTCTTTGAGAGATACGTTCAATTGAGGGCAGTTAAATATGTAGATGAAATTATTCCTTATCAATTTGAGAATGAGATTGAGAGTATACTTAAATCATACAAATTTAACGTTAGGTTTGTAGGGTCAGATTACATTAATCGCGATTTTACAGGTCGTGATTATTGCATTGAAAATGGAATAGAAATATTCTTTAATAAAAGAGACCATGATTATAGTTCAACTGAATTGAGGAAAAGAATTGAAAATTCTAGTAACGGGTAGTAAAGGGTATATCGGGTCAGTCTTAATGAAGACATTGACCCTACAAGGTCGTATTGCTTACGGTGTTGACAATAGAAGTAAAAAGCAAGAATCAGCCGCGTACGGTATCAGTTACGACTACAATATTAATGACCCTGCCGTAATAGGTATCATCCTCCGCAATAAAATCGATACTATTTTTCACCTAGCTGCCAGTGCCGATGTCGGTGAAAGCGTAACTAATCCATCTTTGTATTACAATAACAATATTGGTAATACGTCTTTATTTCTTTCTTCATTGATTGAAAGAGGATGGAAAGGTAAAATTATCTTTTCGTCAACAGCGGCCGTATATAAAGAGACGAATGAATTAGTAACTGAAGATAGCGTTATTGATCCTCCTAACCCATACGGTCGTAGTAAGCATGCTTGTGAGAACTTCTTGCAAGATATTCACAAAGCACACGATATCGATGTAGTAGTTTTTAGATACTTTAACGTAGGCGGCGGGTGGGATGACTGCGGCGATCACAGTGATTCAACGCGCATACTAGCACGTCTATGCAACTCCGTATACAATAACGAACAATTTACACTTTACGGCAACGACAAAAATACGTATGATGGAACTTGCGTACGTGACTATTTGCATGTGAGAGACGTTTGTGATGCACACATACATGCAAGCGAATTTCTCGATAACAATCCAGGCCACTATACATTTAATCTAGGTACTAGTAGAGGGTGGTCAAATCTAGAGATTATTAACGCATTTAAACTCTTCACCGGGCAAAACCCTAATGTTGTTCTTGGACCTGGTAGACCAGGTGACCCGGATTATCTAGTGTCTAACGCACAAAAATTCGTTAATCTAACAGGATATAGATATAAGCATAGCAGTCTAGAAAATGTAGTTAATTCAGCTTGGACATATTATTTAAATAGAATGGAGTGAGTATGCCGTTTGAAGAGAATGAAATTTCCGTTAGATCGCAAGGTGGTACGGAAATGATGAAGCGAGGTCTTGCTAGTCGCCTTCCTGTTGAGCTCGTAGATGAATTTCAGATTATTTGCTCTCGAGTTAGAGAGCTTCAAGACGACAAAATTAGAGTCTATTGGCTCCACGATTTGCCAGAAGATCCAGAGACAAGTCATCTTAAAGAAAAAGCCAGTAGAGATAGGTTTCATCATCTGGTGTTTTGTGGCAACTGGCAATATGACAGATACAGAACCGTTCTAGGTGTTCCTTACGATAGTAATTCATCCGTTATTGATACAGCCATTGATCCGCTACCTGTCGTAGAAAAATCAAAGGATGAGATTAGACTTATTTACACATCTACTCCTCAGCGTGGACTGGCTATTCTTGTTCCTGTATTTGAAAAGCTTGCCGAAAAATACGATAATATTTTTCTTGACGTCTTCTCAAGCTTTAAGATTTACGGGTGGGAAGAAGCCGATAAGCAATTTGAACCGCTGTATGATAAATGTAGAAGTCATCCGCGCATTAATTATCATGCATTCGCGCCGAACGAGACAGTGAGAGAAACACTGCTCAAGTCACACATTCATGCATATCCTTCCATCTGGTTAGAGTGCAACAGTAGAAGTGTAATTGAAGCAATGTCTGCCGGCGCATTATGCGTACATCCTAATTACGGTGGATTGATCGATACATCTGGCGGACTTACCTATATGTACCAAGGTCACCATGACATTCAAAAGCACGCTAGAGTTTTCTATCACATCTTAGAAAATGCTATCAATAACGTACTTAAGGATGAGACTCAAGATAGCCTTAGGTTAACTAAGTTATATGCTGATGCTCGATTTAACTGGGATAGAATTACTCATAACTGGATCGAACTACTTACTTCTCTTAAAATGAATTACTCTACTCAACAAAGTAGAGCTCTTGCTAGAACATCAACTGACTACTTTGTATACAATACATGATTTTAACCAGGACTCCTCTTAGAATTAGTTTATTCGGTGGTGGTAGTGATATTCCGGATTACTACCACCGAGCATCCGGTGCAGTACTCTCAACATCCATTAACAAGTATATGTACATTGCGCTGTGTAAAACGGCGTACGAAGGTATTAAGCTTGTATACAATGATATTGAAACTGTGCTTGATGTCGAGCATATTAAGCACACAAGAGTCAAAGAGTGCTTAAAGGCATTTAATGTTTCATCAAATGTAGAGATTAGTTCGTTTTGCGAAATACCTACTAAGGGGACTGGGCTTGGTTCATCATCTACATTTACCGTGGGTCTCATTAACGCATTAAAAGCACTAAAGAATGTAAACCTCAACAAGCGAGATATTGCTGAAATGGCATGCGATGTTGAGATTTATAAATGTAACGAACCTATTGGTAAACAAGATCAATACGCCGCTGCGTTCGGTGGTATGAAGTTCTACAAGTTTTACTCAGATAAAATAGAAGTAATAGAACCAGTTGTATCTCAAAAAACATTAGACAATTTAAACAATAACTTACTGTTATTTTACACAGGTATAACTAGATCTACTACTGACATACTCAATAGCCAAAAGAAAAATAAAAATAAGAACCGCCTTATAGATACTATGGTAACTATGGCATACGATGCGTATGCTTACCTTAAGAATGACGATTGTGATAGTGTAGGTCAAATGTTAGATGAAGCTTGGGCTTTAAAGCGGCAGCTATCAAGTGATACTTCCAATAAAAGAATTGATCATTATTACAATCTTGCTATGAAAGCAGGAGCATTGGGTGGGAAGCTTTTAGGTGCAGGTGGAGGTGGATACTTACTATTTTACGTTCCAGACAACCGTAAGAAAGACGTACTTATTGCACTGGATGATCTAATGACATTTGATTTTAAATTTGAAAACTCAGGTACAACGGTGGTGTATAATGAAAGCAAGTGAATATTTTAATGATTATGCTAGACTACTAATTGACGGTATGATAAGCGTAGATGGTAAATGCATCGACGCTGCATACGATGAGATTCTTAACGCTATTTGCAATGGTAAGAATATTTTTGTGTGTGGTAATGGAGGATCTGCTGCTATAGCCGATCATTTTTGCTGCGATCATGCAAAGGGTGTTAATACAGATACCGATATGCTACCACAAATTCAACCACTGACAGGTAACATATCCATTTTTACAGCTATTGCTAATGATATGGGATATGAAAAAGTATTCTCTTATCAGCTAAAACTTAAAGCTGCCCCAGGCGATTTAGTAATATTAATTTCTAGTAGTGGTAATTCGCCTAACATTATAGAAGCAGCAAAGCATGCAAAACTTAATAAAATAAACATTATTGCTTTAGTCGGCTTTGACGGTGGTGCTGTTAAAGATCTAGCCGATGTATTACTTCATGTAAAGAGTAATAATTACGGAATTATTGAAGACTGTCACCAGGCATTAATGCATCTATTAGCACAAAGCATTAGAATTAACCACCTAAATAAAGATACAATTAAACTTTAAATGAAATGATTTTATTAGATTATAATCAAGTATGCATTGCTAATTTAATGGCACAATTAGGCAATCATACAAACGTTGAAATAGATGAGAATTTATTAAGACATATGGTTCTTAATACTATTCGTTCGCTTAAAGCCAAGTTTAGTCCGGAGTACGGTGAGTTTATTATTTGCTGTGACGATAAAAAAGTATGGCGAAAAGAAATATTTAAGTACTATAAAGCCAATCGCAAGAAGGATAGAGAAAAATCCGAAATTAATTGGACAGATGTATTTACTTGTCTTAATAAGATTAAGGCTGAAATTAAAGAGTTTTTACCTTATCGAGTAATTCAAGTAGAGGGTGCTGAAGCCGATGACGTTATTGGCACTATTACTATTACTAATGGTAATATGCTAAATACAGGTATTAAGATCCTTATCTTATCAGGGGATAAGGATTTCGGGCAACTACAAGTATTCGGTAATGTTAAACAGTACGATCCAGTACATAAAAAAGAAATTAAACACAGCGACCCCGTTAAATTTACTCGGGAACTCATCTTCAAAGGTGACGTGGGCGACGGCATTCCTAACATACTGTCTCCAGATGACTGCCTGGTCAATAAAGTCCGTCAAAAGCCTATTCGTCTTGATAAATTCTCTCACATTACCAATCCTCGGCAAGAACTTAAAGACGAACAGTTACGCAACTGGATTCGTAATGAACAACTTATTGACCTTACCTTTATTCCAGAAGATATTCAGAAAAAGGTACTCTTAGAATATGAATTGCAATCGGACAAGGATAAATCCAAAATATTTAATTACTTTGTCACTTTTAAACTTAAAATGTTAATGGAAAGTATCGGTGATTTCTAATGAAAAAATCTATCTCTGAGTTGCTTAAGTCATGTGCTGAGGTTAAAAAGGTTGAGGAAAGAGTTGAAGCGTTAAAGGTAGCTGCAAGTAAATCCCCTGCACTACTTACTATACTCAAGTACGCCTTTGATCCTAACATTAAATTTCTTCTACCAGATACCGATCCTCCATATAAACCATCCGAATTTTTAGATCAAGAAGGCAGACTCTATACTGAACTTCGAAGATTGTATCTATTCATCGACGGCGGCAATCCTAATCTCACCAAATTCAAGCGCGAGATGCTATTCATTCAGCTACTTGAATCTGTGGATAAAAACGATGCTGTACTACTTTGCAGCATCAAAAACAAGAAGTTACCTTACAAGGAACTTACATCAAAAATCGTTCTTAAAGCATTTCCAGGTCTTTTTCCAGAGGAGTAAAATGAGCAAGACTTTTAAGAAGAGTGGTAAGCGTTCTACCAATAGCAACTACGAAGATGGATTTCATTCTAAGCAGTATACAAAAGCTATTGAAACAAGAAAGAAGCTTAAACAATTTGACAATGCACTTCGTTCAAAGGATTTGCATAAGATTTTAAACTATGAAGACCAGCTGTAATGCCATACTACCAATTTAAGAACAGAGAAACTGGTGAAGTTATTGAACAGTTTATGAAGATATCTGAGTTGGATAAATTTCGTGAAGATAATCCTAACTTAGATAAAATTCCCCAGGCCCCGGGGGTAAGTGATCCTGTACGTCTGGGCCTTAAGAAACCTTCAGATGGGTTCAGAGATGTATTAGGAAGAATTAGGAAGAATAATCCCGGGAGTAAAATTAACACCTTCAAATAAAAGGATCTTAATGAGTAAAGTTGCTAGAAGAAATACAAGAGCGCTTAAAGAAACTGGTGTTGTTTACGAGTTAAATCCCAAACCTGTTAAATCTAATTTAAGAATAACGCATATAGAGCCTCTTACTGATAATCAGAGAAATATCTTTGAATCGTATGAGCAAGGCAAAAACGTGCTACTACATGGATTGGCAGGGACTGGTAAAACATTCATTTCACTTTACTTAGCCTTAAATGAGGTACTATCAAAAAATAGTACATACAAAAAAGTAATTATTATTAGATCGATTGTACCTACTAGAGACATAGGATTTTTACCTGGTAATAATAAAGAGAAAACCAAGGTTTATGAAGGTCCATATTATGCTATTTGTAATGAGTTATTTGACAGGGGTGACTCATATGAAATACTAAAGACTAAAGGCGTTATAGACTTTATGTCTACATCGTTTATTCGAGGGATAACTATTAACGACGCAATCGTTATTGCCGATGAAATAAATAATATGACATTTCACGAGTTAGATAGTGTTATCACTCGAATTGGTAATAACTGCAAGTTACTACTTTGTGGTGATTTTAGACAAAGCGATTTACCTAAGCAGTCAGAAAAGCAAGGGTTAACGTCCTTTATGCATATTCTTAGTAAGATGGGTAGCTTTGATTATGTAGAGTTTAACGAAGAAGATATTGTCCGATCAGGATTGGTTAAGGAGTACATAATTGCTAAGGACAAACTTGGCTACTCGAACGGTTCCGTTCCGCTACGAGCCGCTTGAACAGTATGAGTTAAATACTTGTTATATTAACGGAAAGAGACATTACCAAGTAGGTACTGATCTCTTTCCGTCAGTTACTACCGTTCTCTCATCTATAGAAAAACCAGGCTTAGAAGAGTGGAAAAAGCGAGTAGGTGCGGAAGAAGCAAATAAAATTATGAATCAGGCTACCCGGCGAGGTACAGCGGCCCATAAACTATGGGAAGATTATCTTAAAAATGATCCTAATTTTAGCTCCGGTGCCATTCCTACCACCATACAGCTATTCAAGCAGTTACAACCTTGGCTTGATAGAAACATTGACTTCCTTTATGGGAATGAGATTGCTTTATTCTCACGCACGCTAAAAACTGCTGGTAGATGTGACGCTGTAGGTTCGGTCAATAACAGACCTGCTATCATCGATTTCAAGACCTCTTCAAAGAAGAAGAATGAAGAATGGATTGAAAATTACTTTCTTCAAGTAGCATGCTATGCAATAATGTTTGAAGAAATGTACGGTATAGTTGTAGAAGATGCTTACATCTTAATCGCCGTAGAAGAAGATAGACCACAAAGCTTTCCTATTAAGACTGTCAAGTACAAAGATAAAGTTCGAGACATCTTTGCCGACTATCACAAAAGAGTTGCACTGAACTAACTTATGTACTATAATCATAGTGTAACAACGAGGTCACTATGCAAAGTACTAAAGTAAAAACTGCTAACGTCGTTCTTAACGAGCAAGAAGCTCTCTTTAAGAAGCTCGATCTTACCAAGGGCATGTCTATCAGCAGGGCTGTATTTCAGACCAGCGATTACATCGATAATCAGATTGATCCTATCAAATTCGCCAATAGCCTTATTCAAGATCTTAAGGTTCCTCTTCAGTACATTACTGATAATGAGCAAGTTAAGATTCTTGCTTTGGCGGTGGTTGAGCAGCTTTTGATTATGGATAAATTCGATCCTGATCAAGCTGCTGAGCTCGCCGTTGCCAAGCTCGGCAAAATTTCCAAGAGGCTGCCCTTTCTGTTTAATAAGCCTGTCGTGGAAGTCGTCAAGAAGAAAGGTATCAAGCGAGATATTGCGACTCAGATCTATCTTAAGAATAAAGATCTTGATACTAAGTCAATTGTCTCGCTTATTGCTAAGGAACTTGGCGTTACTACGCAAAATGCTTATACGTATCTTTATCTTATTAAAAAGTCACTTAATGGCTAACCATAAGAAAAAAGCAGCTATATACGTTACATGACTACTAAAACTACTATGCTTAAAACACTCCCTCAAAGTAAAAATCATTCCTTACCTATTTTCTGGTATGAGAAAGGCATTCGGGGTTAGTGTAGTCCGCATACATTAAAAAACCCCGAGCCTAAAAACCTCGGGGTTTTTTAATGTCTGTACCAGTTGCACTGTATGTGAAGTTCACATATAATAGCAACAAGCCGTCAAACGGCAGCTCTTTAAAAATACAATTTTTTAGGTTTTGTAGCTCAGTTGGTAGAGCAAACCTCCCTCAACACACATCTGGTCTTTGCGCGATGCTGAAGCGTAAAGGTTAGTGGAGTCGGCTTTAGCGACCTCTGTGTAAAAGTTCGGTAAAGGACCGTAACGCCGGGAGCAAGGTCGGCCGTCAGTTCGAATCTGACCAATGCCTAAAAAATTGTAAAAAACAGTTGCAGTCTTAAGCAAGCAAGCATATAATGAATGCATGCTGACGATAACAGCAACGATCTTTAAAAATTTAGCGGTAGAGTTTCTCTAAGTCCTCGGTCGAATTACGAGGCTTGAAACGTAAATTAATGTGGGCTGGTAACTCAGCGGTTAGAGTAGACGACTCATAATCGTTTAGCCGTCGGTTCGAATCCGACCCAGCCTACCACATTGCCCCAGTCGTCTAGTGGCTAGGACGCCGCCCTTTCAAGGCGGAGAAGACGGATCGTAACCGTTCTGGGGTACCATATTTCAACACATTCTAAAACATAACGATTTATGATCATTAACAGGTACTTTCAGCACATCTGCGAGTGTGTTGAAATATGGTAACACAGTGTGACTTAGGTTGATGCTAGAACAAAGTTCTAGACTGATACAGAGTAATCGAGTAGTGGAAATCACACATTAAGCTACTCACTTACATGGGACCTTGGCGTAGCGGTAACGCAGCGGGCTTTTAACCCGTCAGTCTCGGGTTCGAATCCCGGAGGTCCTACCAAATTTTTTCTGGCGTTCGTTCAATGGATAGGACAGGAGTCTTCTAAACTCTTAATAGGGGTTCGATTCCCTTACGCCGGACCAAACATAGCCTCGATGGTGAAATAAGGTAGACACAGCGGGCTTAAAACCCGCAGCTTCCGAAAGGGGTGTCCCGGTTCGAGTCCGGGTCGAGGCACCATATTCAAGCACATACTAGTCGCCGGTGGATACCCGGAGATAGTCAGATCCAGACTGAAGAGTAGTTAAGTGTGCTTGAATATGGTTCTGTGTAAAATGCCTCGGTTAGGCAGCCAAGCCGTCATGGTATTACCGATCCCCACTCCATCTAACCAATGGTTTAAATGTGTAGGAGAGCAACTTTATGCTCTTAAACAGGTGACGGCAACCAACAATATAGTTTTTCATAGGGTACGTTAGCCGAATCGGCATAGCGGCAGCAGTCTTGAAAACTGAAGGCCTGGTGACCCCAGGTGTGTGAGTTCGAGTCTCACCGTGCCCGCCAATGATATGTGTAGATGGCTGAGTGGTCCAAAGCAACTGCCTGCAAAGCAGTAAAGCCGTCAGTTCGAATCTGACTCTACACTCCAAAAAAAACAGTTGCAATTATCAAAAAGTAGCATATAATGAATGCATGCTAACGATGATTAGCAACGCTCTTTAAAAAGTAGATGAATAGCACGGAGAGTTGACAGAGTGGCAATGTGCTGGTTTGCTAAACCATGACCACTGACGAAGGTCGGTGCAAGCGTTCGATCCGCTTACTCTCCGCCAAAAGATAAATGGCTCCATAGTTTAATGGTAGAACACCCGGCTTATAATCGGTTAAATGGCTCCGCGACGGGGGCGTAGTGTAGGTTCGAGCCCTACTGGAGCTACCAAGTTTTAGATTGCCCTGGTGACGGAATTGGTATACGTGTCAGCCTTAGAAGCTGAATTTTAGGAGTTCGAGTCTCCTCTGGGGCACCAAGAATTAAATTAATATGGGTTGGATGCTCTAATGGTAGGGCAGCGGGCTGTAACCCCGTGGCTTCGGCAAGTAGGTTCGATTCCTACCCAACCCACCAACATATCCCACACACATCGAATGGTGCGGTAAGGAATCAAGAGATTCTGTCGTGGGAAGTCTAGCAAAAAGCCGTGACGGCTAGACACCATATTTCAGTGCATTACCACTTCAGGCTGTATGAATCCGGAGTCTTGGCCTTTTTTGTAGTGTGCTGAAATATGGTAAATGTTAGAAAGAGCCGATTGGGCCTAGTCACAAATTGCGTCTAACAGAGAAAACACCTTAGAATAAAACACAGAGAAACGTGCAGGTCCTGCCTGCTTAAGGTGTCGTAAATATTAGAAAGAGCCGTTTGGGCCTAGTCACAAATTGCGTCTAACAGAGAGGAGTAATTATCCTCAACCATACTCGGAAGTCATGACTCCGAGGACCCGTAGTGATGGAAACTGGTAAACATAGGCCCTCAATGGGGTCCAGTGGAAATAAACGCCACTTGCAGGTTCGAGTCCTGCCTACAAAGGGTCACTATATTTCAACACATTGAAGCTTGTAGGGTCAGCCCCGTGATTCAGTAGCCTGCGATAATGGGCCGTTTGTGAGGACAATACTCACCAGTGTGTTTTAATATGGTAGTTCAATCCTTGTTGAGATCTAGTGGATGGTCGGCGGCTGCGGCTGTTTAGGCTGAGGTTCGAATCCTCGGGACAAGGGCCATATTTCAGCACATTGAGTAATTATAAAGGGCGTACTATCCCAACACATAATCCTGTTGGCAGGGTGATGAAACCGCCGCTAGTGTGCTGAAATATGGTAAGAGTGTCCGCAATACTAAGAGTTAGTCGCCTTGGAACTTGCCTTGTTAACCTGATATCTCAGACTATACTTTCTTGCAAGGGCTCCTCTCGACTGGAGATTCCTCCTAGATCGTGGCTGTGAACCAGGCAGGATATTCGTACCATACTGAAGCACATTGGTCTACCGCCACCGAGAGGTAGTTAAAGACAATGACAAGCAACAGCAAGTGTGTTTCATCGACACATGGTCTTACTCAAGGATCGCGGTGTTGGGAAGAACGGGAATACATAACCGTCTGTAAGCAATCCTGCACATTGAGAGGGGGTGGAATTCCCCCACCATATTGAAGCACATTGACCCTAACGATTGTTTAGGAAGACTGACGATTGTTCAGCAGTGTGTTTCAATATGGTACAATAAATGCAGGTGCCATGCCTCTAGTAGAGAGTCCCTATTCTGCTATGCACAAACTGGCGAAAAATGATCATACGCCGCTGTAGAGTATGATTATCCTCTCTTATGAAGATACGGGTGGATCGTCGTCCACGAGTACTATAAAAAATGGTATCAAAGACACTATTGCATCCACTTTAGGGAGTGGTGCCATAGTTCAACACATTAGTGGAGGTTTGCTCAGTAATAGCAACCTTTAAACGAGATGGCTCTGATCTTATCACGCCAATAGTGTGTTGAACTATGGTTTTTATAAGAGCAGCGGTTGTTGTCGTCAACCAGTATGAGTCACTAGAGTAGGTACCTAATCTCTAGGGCAGGCAATAGTACAATAACTTACGACATGTCGGCATGTGTGCCCACCGTGCATCAACCGACATAAAAGTAACTCTAGGGATATGACCAGTTAACGGTGGGGCTATAGTTCAACACATTTCTACTGTACAAACAACTACCCGGGTTAAGTTGGGAAG